GATTGGGCTAAGAGAAATAATAATGATCTCCAAAAGATTTGTAAGTATTTTAAAGAAATTGCAGAAATCAGAACACGATCAGAAAATGAACGTGTTAAAGTAAAAGCAAAACAAGTTTCTACTATCACTGGTTTACCTAAGAAATTTATTAAACCAACTGGTAAGAAGAATCTTGAACTATTCATCATGGAAGGCGATTCCGCCGTAGGTCCAGCTAAAAACAATCGTGATAATACTCGTCAAGGGCTATTCCCTATTCGTGGTAAGATTGTTAATGCTATGGCTGCTACAAGAGAAAAGGTTGCTGCAAATGAAGAAGTTGCGGCAATTACTGCTATTATTGGTGCTGGATTTGGTCGTACATTTAACATTGAAAAATGTAAATGGGAAAAGATCATAATCGCTACAGATGCCGATCCAGATGGTGCGCATATCAGAAGTCTTCTATTGAAGTTCTTCTTGTTATATATGCAACCATTAATTACTGCTGGCAGATTATATGCTACAGTTCCACCTTTATATGGTGCTAAGATCAATGGTAAGATCAAGTACTTTACTGATAGAACTGAGTATAATAAATATCTCCAAAAAGAATTTTTCAAGATTCATAAGTTAGAACTAGCTAATAAAACTAAATTAACTGAATCTGATGTAATTAAATTACTTGATCGTAATACTAACTATATCAGAGACATTGATGCAGTTGCTAACTCCTTTGCAATCGACGTTAAGTTGCTAGAAAAGATCTTAGTTCTTTATAGTAACAAAGTAGCATTCGATTCAAAAGAATTTAAGAAGATAATTGAATCTCAATATCCATTCTTGAAAGTAACAAAGACTGGTATTGAAGGTTTAGTTGATTCTAAGTACCAAACAATTTACTTTAGTGAAACATTGATTGATGCATGTAAATATGTCTTAGGATATATTGCTAAGTCCCCTAATGAATTCCTAGTAGATGGTAATGTAGTATCTTTATATGGATTGATGGAAGAATTTAACAAAGTTAGTCCGCCATCTGTGACACGTTATAAAGGTCTTGGTGAAATGAATGGTGATCAGCTATTCAATTCTACACTTGATCCTAGTGATAAAGGTAATCGGGTTCTAATCCGATATACTTTAGAAGATATTAAATATGAACTTGATAAGATGAAAGATATTGAGGATGACAAACTTCAACTCATGAAGGATGTAGATGTAACTCAATATGTATTCTAACTATTTTTTGAGAGAGAAGAAGTAGGTAAGAACAATGATTATTTATTACCAAGATAATCATGACTGCATGTTTGCGGCCAATATTATTTATAATAATCGTAAACATCTAGCGTGGGATGATGGTACCAATGTAAAGTTGGTACCATATCGCTACTCTAGAACAGACATTCTAAAGATTCTAGATACTAAAGAAACAGTAGTAATTCTTGGTATCGGATTCTTCGCTAATGACCCTAAATCTATTGAACGAGTTCGTACTATAATTCAACGTAGTAAGAAAGTTATTTGGATTGATGGTCATGAAAATACAGAAGACTTGATGCAGATGTTCCCTGAAATAGAAACGTACTATGATAAGGGAAGAGCCACATCATTCATTTTACATTATAAGATCTTAAAGAGAGATTATAATCTCGGTGTGGATTTGATAGCTGAGAAGCAATCATATCCTAACCCAAGTATGGCATGCATTTGCCTCTATCTGTATATATTATCAGTTTATTCTGATCCATCAGATATTGTATGGAATGAAATCTATGAAAGTAATAACTTAGATCCTTTGATTAATACTGGATTGATTACTATAGATTTCTTAAAGCAACAAAATATATTTGCTATTGAAAACTTTGGGTATAGATCTATCTTAAATGGCCAAGAAGTGATTGCATTAAATGCAGATCATCGATTATTCTTACCTGATGTGGTTTATACTCAAAAGATTCCAATTCTATTCTGGCAATTTGATGGAAACATGTATAGATATTTCTTATATAAAGCAAATTCTAAAGTTAATTGCTTAGAACTTGCTAAAATTTATAATTCATTTGGTACTGATTATAGAGCAACCTTCGTGTTGTCTTCACTTATTGCTCCAAGAAAGGAAAAAGAATGAGAAAGTTTGAAATGGTGAAAGATAAGTTTATTGATTTTAGTGAAGATCTAACTTTCGTATTTCCTCATCGAAGCACTGATCATTCTGCTGGTTATGATTTCTTTGCACCAAAGACTTATGTGATTGGTCCAGGGGAATCTGCAATCATTCCAACTTACTTTAAAGCATATATGAATCCAGATGAAGTATTATTCATTGCACCACGTAGCTCTTTCGGATATAACTACGATATGCAGATTAAATCTACTATCGGAGTTATTGATGCTGACTATGTAGATAATGAAGATAACGATGGTAATATCATTATTGGGGTTAAGAATAATTCCGATAAGGTATTAACTATAGAAGCCGGTAAACATTTCGCCCAAGGTATTTTCTTGAAATATTTAACAACAGATAATGACGCTGAATATCCAAAGAAAGTACGTAATGGTGGAATCGGCTCCACAACTATTTAATATTTAAAAAGAGGTAAATCATGAGAAACCAACGCAGAACAAACAAACCAAAATTCAACAATGTACGTATCGAAGTACCAGTAAAATTCAATCCTAAAATGGATGAATCTACTAAGGAAAAGATGATTGATGTTTTGGGAAGTGAAGTTCTAAAACTAATCAATGTTAATATCTTTGCTCTTCGTAGTGACGTTAATAACGATCCAGAATCTAAAGGCAATGTAATCGTAGGTAACTTTATTGAATACAATAAAGAAACTAATACAGTTACAGTTGATATCTATGAAACTTTCAAAAATGTAATTGAAGGTCTTGAAGATAAGATTGCATACGTTTTGACTTCTTATAATGCTCAAATGAATATTACTAAGATCAATCGTATTATCATTGAAAAAAGTCGTTAATTTACCCAAGGCTATATAGTTCTGCTATATAGCCTTTTATTCCTCTTGATGCAGGTATAAGTGGGAACTAAAATTTCACTGATACGTCAACAACTAAGTAAGTAAGGAGGATACCACTGTGGGTAGAGAAATAGACGTAAATATGTTAGAGCAGTATACTGATGATATGAGATTATACTCAGTATACTCTGCATTATATCGCGTTGTACCAGATTTCCGAGATGGATTTAAATCTGTTCAACGTAAAATCATTTATGCAATGTATAATGATATCAAAGGTGCTAAGACAGTTAAGTCATCTTCAATCGTTGGTACTGTAATGGATAAATATCATCCTCATGGTGATACATCTATCTATGGTTCAATGAAACCAATGACTAACTGGTTTGAAAATAATATTCCTTTGATTGATAAGCAAGGTAACTTCGGTAACTTCCAAGGTGATAATCCATCAGCTATGCGTTATACTGAAGCTAAACTTGCTAAGTTTACAATTGACGCTGTTATTGGCGATTTAAAAGAATCTAATCAAGTAGTAGATTGGGAAGATAACTATAGTGGGACTCTTAAAGTACCAGAATACTTAGCTCCTAATTTGCCAATGCTTTTGATTAATGGTTCATTTGGTATTAGTGTAGGATTCAAAGTAGAAATTCCTAAGCATAATATCAATGAAGTAATTGATGCTACAATTAAGCTTATCGATAACCCAAATGCTAAAGTAGTATTGATTCCTGATTCTCCAATGGAATGCGATATTATTGATACTGACTTTGCGGCCATTTCTAATTCTGGATTCGGTAACTATAAAGTTCGTGGTCGAATTGATATCGGTGAATTCCAAGGTAAACAAGCTTTGTTTATTCATAGTCTTCCAGACTTAGTATATCTAAATACTGTAACTGAGAAGATTGAAGAATTGATGGAGAAGAATATTCTCACTCAAATTCATAATATTTATGAAAACTCTGATGGTGATCATAAATTGGAATGTATTATTGTATTGAAACCTGGGGCAGATCCTAAGTTTGTTAAAGATACAATCTTTAAATATACTCCAATGGAAAGATCTTGTCGTGTAAATCTTGAAGTCGTATGTGAACGAAGAATTGTTCATATGGGATATAAAGAATATTTATTACGATTCATCGATTTCCGTAAAGTTACAAAGCTTAGATTGTATTATAATCTTCTACAAAAGACAATGACTGATTATCATCAATATGATGCATATATCCGAGTTATGTCTAGTGGTGAGATTGATACAATCATTAACCGCATCAAGAAATCAACTGGCAATGATGAAGAGTTGATAAATGATATGGTTAAGAAATTCAAGATTACTGATCTTCAAGCTAAGACCATTATTAACGCCCCATTGAAATATTTATCTAAGCATAACTTAGCTAGATATATTGAACGAGCTAAGAATCTTGAACAAATGCGTGACTTATATATTAATAAGATTCGTAACGAGCACGAGCTTAATGAAGAAATTAAGCAAGAGCTTAAAGAATATAAACTTAAATACGGTAAGAAACGTAATACTCGAGTAATTAGTCAAGCTGAAGCTTCTGATATTCCAGAAGGCGAATTTAAGGTTATTATTACTGAATCTAACTTTGTTAGAAAGGTAGGATTGAACGATCCTATCAAAGCGGTTAAAGGTGATAATCCTAAATTAGTTATCAAGATTAAGAATACTGATAATGTAATCTTATTTGATGCTGGTGGTAAGTGTTATTCTTATCCAGTTCATAAGATTCCATTGTCAGATAAATCTAATGCTGGTACTGATATCAGATTCTTGAATAAAAAGATTACAGCTAATGTAATCGCTATCTATCAAGAAGAAGCAATCAAACAAATTGCAGATTCTAAACAAGCCATGTATATTATGGTATTAACCCATAATGGCTTTATTAAGAAGATGGAATTGGATGATTTCACTTCATTAACTGCAAGCGGTATATTCTATACTAAGTTAGATGCAAATGACTTTGTTAAGAATATAGTTGTTGGTGGAGATGCTTTAGATGTAGTTGTCTTCTCTGATAAGAAAGCTTTAAGATTCTCAGCTAAAGATATTCCATTAGTTCGACGTTCTGCTAGAGGGGTAAGATCCATTGGTAGTAAGACAGTTGAATATGTAGATGGAATGTGCTTAGTTGCAGGTAAAGATGTGACTGATGTTATCGTAGTAACTAGAAATGGTTATTTGAATAAGTTCAGCATTGCAGCATTACCTACAAGCCAAAGAGCTAAAGCTGGTAGTTCCGTAGTTAAGCTAGCTAAGACTGATAATATTGTTAATATTCATATCGTGAATAATAATGATATCATTAAGTTAGTAACTGAAAAAGGAGTTAAGGAAGTTAATGTATCCGAAGTTCCTGTTGGAAGTTCTATCTCAGCTGGTACAAAATGCATTGATGGTAGAGATGTAGTTGTAAAATCTTTACTGATTAGAAATGTAGACTAAGAAATAATACCCCATAGGATAAATTCCTATGGGGTGTTTTATTTTTTTGTAATTTTTAATAATAAATTATTAAAATACTAACACATAGGTAGTTTGAAGTTTTGTATAGCAGTAGCAAACTATTTTTATACACAAATTCTCCTTTGTGAAAATATTAATTACTCTACAGTTCTCTCATTCGGATGCTATACAAAAAATGATCCCCAAGGTAGTTTAACTACCTTGGGGATTTATTTTATTTAAGTAATTCACCGAGTTTATTATAAGAGAATAACTCATTATCTCTCTTATTAGTTAAAACTCTATTCCAGAATTCTTCATTATATCTATCAGTTGCAGATTTAACTTTATTTCTTTCTGCAGCTTCAATACGTTCATCAATATATTTACCATATACTTTTTCTAATTCATCGATATCCGCGAGAATACGTTTCTTAGTTTTAGCATCAGTATTGATATCATTGATTTCTTTTCTTAAAGTCAAGATTTGAGCATATACCCGTTTGCTTGTTTGAATTGCAACACCAGAATCAGATATACAAATATAAGAAAGTAAAGTATAGATTGGAATATAAATATATAGATTGTAGAAAGAGTTATCATATGGATCAAAGTTATCATCAATATCTGCAGCTTCAATTTTAGTTAAAGCAGAAGCCAACTCTGGGCCATACCCATAGATGGTTGCAAAGCTATCTGCCATTTCTTCTTCCAAATCATGAACTCTAACTGGTGTATTTTTACGCATATCAAAGTTCTTAAGATTATTTAAGATTCTGCCAAATTTAGAGCTGTCTCCAATTAGATTATATGTATCTTTCAAAGTTGGAGTCTTAAGAATATCTTTAAGTAGAATCAACGTATTGATTACATACTTAATTGCAAATACTGCATCTTCAGTAAGCTTAGAAATAACTCTACGAATCATCATAAACATATCCGCAATAGAATTTGTTTCTTGATATGCAATTCTGATAATCTTATCTAATTCAGAAAGGCCTTTAATATAACTAGCCATATGCCTCAATGAGCTACTATTAGCTATACGTTTAGCAGCAAATTGATGCCCAATTTCATGTAGAGTTATAGCAGTCAATTCTTTACCAGATAGTACTCCACTTAACATAGATGGAGAATATACGATAAGAATACTACATGTATTACCAGGCATCGCTTTATATCCTTCAGAGGTTTTGATACGCATCTTTTTGATATCTGCAATATCTATATAAGTATAAGCATTTAGTTCTGGAGTTTTATCAATACCAATTGATACGTTATCAAATCCAAATTTCTTTTGTAATTGTTTTGCTACAACACCTAACGATGATGTATCTATTTTATCTTTAGATTGTATAGCTTTATCAAACGATTTTTCAATAAGTTCTAATTCTTTAGACTTTCCAAAGTATGCTTCATTTAGCCCTTTAGGAGTCATATCTTTAATAAACATAATCAGTTTCTCCTGCAGCAGTATAGATTAATTTACTAACATGTTTTAGACAATAATTTAAATAGGTTTTACTAAGGGATTAAGTCTCTTAGTGATTTTCTTTTTAGGTATATATTATAGATATGAAATACGTAATTTAATTTTATTAGGAGGTTAATATGAAAGAAGATTCAAAAAATGGAACAATTGAACTTATCGATGTTAAAGAAGAAATAATTAAAGATCTAAATGTCGAAGTAGCGCGATTAAAACAGCAAGTAATGGATAAAGAATGTGAAATGATGCAAATGGAAAAATACTTCAAACATGCATATTATATGCTTGTATTAGAAGCTATGATTGGTATGTCCATTATTGGGTTTGTAGGAGCATATTTAATTACTACAAAATAGGAGGATTTAGAATGGAGAAATTACAGAATACTATTAATAATGAATTAAAAGATTTATCAGAATCTATCGGTATTGATATTAAAGATCTTAAAGACTCAATTGATAAAAGTGATGCGGCTATTGAATTAATTAGAGAAGCTTCATATAAAACTGCTAGTAACCTTTTAGTATTAAAAGAATCTGCTGAAAAGGAATTGAATAATTTAAATGAAAGAATTTATGAAGTCAATAATAGGGTTAATAGTTTAAGTAAATGGTCTGTTTTGATTAATAATAAATTAGAAAATGAGTATGTGAAATTATCTACATTCCAAGATAAGACAAAATCTCAAGATAAGATTTCTGATTATTTAATGTGGGCAGTTATTACTGAAGCATTTGTAATCTTAGGGTTAATATTTTATTTATGCTTAACTAAAGTAATTTAAAATAAGGAGAAAGAAAATGGAGAAGTTTGTAAAATTAGGAACAGAAAGAATTAGATTATCTGAAATCAAATCCTATAGTGCGGCTGATGGTGACTTATGTATCGAGACTGAAGATGACTATTTCACTTATTATAAAGAAGATATCGAAAATCTTGATGATGTAATTAAATATCTTGATAGCGAATTAGTTGTAGATGTAACTAAAGTAGATAAGCCTAAAATTGATGTATCTACATTAAGTGCAATAGAGCCAAAAACAACTTTAGATATTACTTGGGATGATATTCTAAAAGGCAATATCTTTAATAAAAAAGAAACATCTTTAATTCCATTTACTTTATATGATTTTGATGATGATTATAATAAAATTTATAAACTAAATGTATTAAACCATATGCTTAAATTAATGAAAGATAATATTCCAGGATTTGATTCTAGATCCAGCTTATTCTCATTTGGGACATTATTAGAATTTGATGATAATGGTTTTATTAGTAAATTTAATCCACGTCCTAATAATTTTGTTATTAAGTATGATCTACTTGGGTCATTTAATTATTTAATGATTATGGTAGTAAAGCAATTATATAACTATATGATATCCACTGGCTATCTAGAAATTCCTGAATTTGATTGGGATGTAGAAGAAAGACTTTGGAGCCGTAATGGTGATCTAAGATTGGAAGAAGAAGAAATAGATCTAATCATGAAATTAATTAATGGAGAATTAATTAATGAATTAAATTTACTTAAAGTAAATGAAATTAAAATAAATATGACTTCTAAGAAAATCATAGATAAATATTTTGAGTTGAGTGAAATCATGATTGATAATTTCAAGAGAGAAATTCCTTATAATATCATAGATGAAACTGATCCACTTAAGAAGTTCATATTACTAAGATCTTTATTTAGTGATGCAATTAATAATGAATGCGGGATACTTAAATGCCATTTCAATTTATAGATGAAAGATATGATAACTCCTTTAAAATAATCGAAAATTTAATATTAGACTTATTAGGTGAAGATGATAAGACTGATGTTGAATTAATTGAAGACGCATTTAGGAAATTGGAAGATATTAATTATCCATTAACTTCTGAGTTTCTAAAGCGTCGTCAATTTGGATTTATTAAGAAACGTAATATAAAGTTTGAAGTTACTTGGCATAGAGAAACAGCTATACCTAATTTCTTACTTAATTTACTAAATGCTTACTATAGCAATTCTTTGGGATATAAAGATGATGTATTTAAAGATTGTATACTCACATCTAAATCTGAAGGAATGTTAATTTCTGAAAAATCTAATGATAATTTAGTAATCGGAAGTTATGGTAAGTGTTATTGTTTAATATCGAAGGAGTAAGTTAAATGACATTAGATGATATTCTAAAAGGTAATATCTTTACAGGAAATTTAGAGCTAATAAATTTTCTAGATATTACTGAAGAAACTGAAAATAATACAGAAAAGGAACAGTACTTTCTTAAAGTTCTAGAAACTATATATAAGGAAAATAAAGACTTTAAAGTATGGGAATTTATTGATATATTTAGTGACCAACACCTTGGATGTGTAATCTGGGATGATACTCAGAAAGATATAAATGCTGATAACTTTGAATTCAATATTGATGATTACACTTTCTATTATGATAAGGAAATAAATCCATTGATTTGTACTGATCTTGCAATTTTTCTTGCTCTAGTATGTCTATATAAATATCTCGGTGTAGTTGACGTATATATAGATATCTTTAATAAACCTGAAGAATTAGCAGACTTTATAGATGATTTGCATTTAGAAGAAGATGATGAAAAATTATTAATGGAGCTCTTAATAAGTACTATTTTTGGCACCTATTGTTATGATTTTTATTTAGACAATAAAATCTTACATCCTACTTATGATCGAATCTTAAGCGTTTATAATAAATTAGATACTATAGCTTTTCAATTAAGTGGGGGCGATTTTATAGATCGATATGATACGAATGAAAGTCTACGTAAGAACTTCTGTAAACTTCGTAGTGATATCATTGGATATATTAAAAAGGCTTTGCAAAAACGGGAGGAAAAGTAAAATGTTAGATTCAAAAGATGTATTAAAAATATTTACTGAGCATTTAGCGTTAAGAGACCCTATTACTATAGATATAGATAATATTAAGACTGAATTTGATGCAGAGAAAGAACTAGCCGCGTTTAATGTAATTCACTCTATAACTGAAGAACTTCCTGGTGGATATATTAATAGCTTTATTAATAATTTTAATGAATATGGATATGGTGTTACTATCGTACGCCAATATGATTCGCCAGATTCAGAGATTACTAAATTGAACTTTGCATTCGACAAAAGCATAAATCCAGTAATGAGTATTGATTATGCTATTAGATTAATGCTAAGATCTTTCTATATTTTCATATCAGTTCCTTGCCTTGATGATTTGAATAATCAATTCTTAAATGATAGATCTAAAATCTTATGGGATAGCTTTGATGGTAGAGCGGAATATGAATATGGCGATACTATACTCAAATTCCAATATCTATTAGATGGCTTGATCTTCCCTAGATTTGAAGAATACTTCTATCATAATCGTATCAATGATGGTCGTATATTGGAAGTATTCGATGAACTATCTAAATTCTTGGATGGTATTTTTGATACAGTAGTTGAATATGATAATACTCTTACTTTAACTGAAAACTTCATTAAATTAAGATCAGAAGCAATTCATTCAGTAAATCATTGGATTGATGCATGCTTTGATGTTTCTAAATAAGGAGAATATATATGCTTACATTAAAAGAGTTATGGAGTAAGGAAGCATTTAAAGATCTAAAACTAAAAAATTATGTAGATATTGATGACACTCTAGAATCGCATCATTGTGAAAAAGTAGAAGAAAAACTTCTACGTTTAGAGGAATTACTAAATCTAATTAGCGATCAAACAACCATGCCTGACAGAGACCCAGTATTTGTCATATTAGATTATATAAATATGCTACAGTTGGGCTTTAGATTAAGTTGTAAATATGAAGGCAAATCATCAGAGTCTATTAAAAAGGGATCTTTAACAATTGAACTCCAGCCAGAAATAAACCCTTATATTACATATGATACAGCTATTAGAATGGTATTAGATTATTATTATGATGCAACCAAAATATCCATGATTAAGGGTATATCTGTATATGATTATATTGAATATGAGTTGGAAAAAAATAATTATGGATTAACTGAAAATGTATTATTTGATCTAATCAATGGTTCATATTTCTCATCTAATGAATACAAGGCATCGACAAGTATATCTAAATATGCATCTAATATTTTAGAATTTGCAATCAGATATTGTAAATTTGAAGATACGTCTATTCTTAAAACTGATCTACCAGTTATAGATTTAATAAAACATGCTCGAGCACTAATTATTAAAGTTATTAAGACTCGACATAAAAATCAAACAACGGATTTAGTATTACAATCTCTAAATAAGAAATATAATGCAGTTGTTACTATTATAAGTGCAATATTTATAGATAATGTAAC